TAGCATGGCAGGACAAGCCATTGTACAGGCCACTATGGAAGCTGCACTACCTATTGCAGCAGCAGATGCTCAAACGGTTGCAGGGTTTGAAATGCAAAACCTTAGCAATCGTCAAGCTAGGGCAATGCTTGCAGCACAGCAACGTGCTACATTTATGGGTATGGAATTTGATCAAGACTTCCAAGCAAGAGTTTCTAATGCTGCTAAGATTAGTGACATAGCAAACATGAACTTTACTGCAGAGCAACAGATTGCACTAGAAAATAGTCGTGCTGCTAACAGTATGAACATGGCTAACTTGACTAACAATCAAGCTATGGTAATGGCAAATGCATCATCCATTAGTCAGCTTGAAACTCAAAACTTAACTAATCAACAGCAAGCTGCAGTACAAAATGCTCAAAATTTCTTGGGTATGGATATGGCTAATTTAACTAATAGGCAGTCAATAGAAGTATTTAAAGCACAATCGATGCAACAAACTATCTTAACTGATGTTGCAGCAGAGAATGCAGCTAAACAATTTAATGCTACTAGTGAGAATCAAACTACTCAGTTCTTAGCCAACTTAAACTCTCAAATTGCACAATTTAATTCTTCTCAAGCCAATGCTATTTCTCAATTTAATGCAGGACAAACTAATGCTAATAGAGAATTTGTAGCTAAGTTACAAGAGCAACGTAATCAATTTAATGCTACTAACTCTTTAGCTATTGCACAAGCTAATGCTGTCTGGAGACAAAACACCTCTACTCTAAATGCTGCTGCAGATAATGAAGCTAATATGGAGTTTGCTAAAACAACTAATGGGCTTACAGCAAAAAGTATTGATGAAGTTTGGCAAAGAGAACGAGACATTATGGATATGTTTTTTAACTCAGAGGAAAGTGCTAAAGATAGAACACTTAGTCTTATGGTTGCAGATAAAGATGCTGATGCAGCTAGAATGCAGTTAGAGTATGCAGAAGAAAGAGATAAGACAAGTACACTTATGAAATTCTTTTGGCCTTTTTAATTAGGAAAATACAATGGTAGAACGAAACAGATCAGGATTTAAATATCGTGGCAACACACAACCTAAATATGAAAGAGGTAGTATTCTTAAAACAGCTAATAGAACTAAAGCTTTTGTAGATACTTTACCTAATACTATGTCAACATTTAATAATGCTATAGATACAGATATGAGAAATAGCATTTTTGATATTATGGAAAAACTACAAAAAGAAGAACAAGTTACTCCTGTAACTAGGGCTGATGGGTTTGGTGCTACTGACATGGCAGGTGGTGATTGGGTTAATGTATCTACTAAAGCACTAATGAAGTTTGAAGGTTTTAGAAGTGAACCTTATGATGACCGTAAAAAAGGTGCAAATAAACCTGTATGGAGAATAGGTTATGGTAGTGATAAATATATGGAAAGAGGTAAAATTTTTCCTGTAACTCAAGACACTAGAGTAAATGAAGCTCAAGCTAAACAAGACCTTGACCGTAGAATTAAAACAGATTTTTTACCTATCATTAAAAATAATATAGGTGATTCTTGGGATGGACTAAGCAATAATGCTAAAGGTGCTATTATGTCTATCACTTATAACTATGGTAGAGTGCCTAATAGAATTAGAGATGCAGTAAATACTGGTGATACAAATAAAATATCTACAGCTATTAGGTCTTTAGCAACAGACGATGAAGGAATTAACAGAGATAGGAGATTAGCTGAAGCAGAACTAGTAATGCTTCCTGACTTTAACTCTGATTCATTAATGAAAAGAAGGAATAAATAAATGGCACTAGATAGAGAAATAGACCTACCTCAAAACACAGTGCCTATTCCCGGACAATCTCTATTAAGAGAACCGGGTAATGCACCCTATGAACGTCCCTCTGAAATACAAGGTAAAGATGCAGTAGAAAAAGTATTAATGGGATATATGAATCATCTCAATGATGCTGAAGTTTTAGATGGTGCTATGGGATTACTTGAGCAAGGTATGAGTGTTGAAACTTTAATTCAAGGTATGTTAAGAGGTGGTGTTGCTGAAGGTGTACACAGTGTAGATATCAGTCTTATTATTCAGAAAACACTTGAGAATTTTATTATTAATATTGCTGATGCAGTAGGTATTGATTATGTTAAAGGTGATGAAAAAGAAGACTTAGATACTTCAGATGCTGAACTTTCTAAAATGGCTAGAGAAGACAGACCTGATAGCCCTGATATGTTTGCACCGATAGATGCAATAGAAGAAATAGAAACAGAAGAACCTGTAGAAAAAGATGAGCCTGTACGTCAGGGTCTTATGGCGAGAGGATAGTTAGATGGCATTAGGTTTTTGGGCTGGCGTTAGGCAGTATGATGTTGAAAGAACTGCAGCAGAAAAAGAAAGAAAAGAATTTCTTGCTAATCAGTTACTTAAAACTAAAGAGATAGTTTTGCCAGAGCTTATTAAAAGAATGGATACCCGAAGAAAAAAAGGTAAAGCTAAACAACAAAGAGTTGATGATGCAACAGGTATAGGATTTACACTACAAACAGCTACTGCTTTAGAAAGAAGTGGTCAATTGGAAGATGTTCTTACAAGAGTGACAGACTTACGTAAGAATGAAAAACTTAATCCTGAATATATACCTATGTTAAATGAGTATGTAAATAATAAACTTTCAAATGATGCTGATCGTTTAGCTGCAGTGCAAGAAGGCTTAGGTGGTAACTCTTATATAACAGAAGATGAACAACTTCAAGGATTATTAGCTTCTGTTTCTGCTACAGATGAAAGTTCATTTAGTGAAGCTATTAAAAAACTATCTCCTACACAAAATAAAACACTTACAGATGTTGACCCTTTTAACTTTGCTCCGGGAAAAGGCCAAACTATTTCAGAGTCAGATAAAAGAGCAATTAAAAATAGATTAACAAATAGTTTAGCAGATGCTCTTGATATACGTGTAATAGAAACTGGTACAGGTGAAGACATGTACAGATCGTTTGATGACGATAGTGCTAATGCATTAATATCTAAAGTTACAGATAGTATTTTAAATTTTGAAACAAGTCTTGACTTTACACTAAGTAGAGATACTTTAGTAGCAGAAGCAGTAGAAGTTATGGAAGCTTTAAGTCCAGCTTTAACCTCTAAAACAGGTAAACCTTTTGGCACTGCTACAAACCCTCAGTTTGGCACAGAATGGGCAGGGCAAAACTTTGCAGAGGCATATAAAAGGAATCTAACTTCTGATTATACCTCTCCTTTAAATCCTGTTGATATATGGGGTCCATATATTAATCCAACTACAGTTCCTGTTATGCCACCTCCTCAAGACGGTGGTGAAGAGGAACCTATTGACCCACTTAATCCTACATAATAAAGTTAGAGGAAACTAATTAATGGCACAGTACGTAGATGCTGCACAAGATAACTACTTTATGGATTTAGTTGAAGACGAAACTTTTCAATCTGATCTTAAAAGTTTTTTTACTGGTGGTAGGTACAACTATTCACCAGAAAAAATAAAAAAGTTAGGTGTTGAAGGATTAGCTGATAACTTTGTAGAGCATATGCGGTTTCAAAACATGAATGAAACCACAGCAGTAAAAGATTTATTGTATGTAAAAAGGGATTATAGTACGCCTAAAAATCAGCAAGACCCTGAGATTATTAAAAGAGATAATAAATTTAACGAAGGCAAGCAAGCTTTTGGTAGATTAATGTCAGCCTATGATATTAGTGAGGGTGGTGGTACTGGTTTTTTTGAAGGTGCATGGGATTATGGAAGGGCTTTTGCAAGCTCTCCTTCTACATTAACTACAGTAGGTACAATGGGCTTTGGTCTTGGCACTAAGATAGCTGCTCAACTTTCTAAGAAAGCTACACAACTAGCTATACGTGCTGAAATATCTCGTCAATTACGTAAAGGTGTTTCAGGTACTGCAATAAAAGAAACACTTAAAAAGAACTTAGGTACTGAAGCTCTTAAAGATGGAGTTAAAGCATTTGCTTTTGAAGGTGCTATGGGTGCTGGTGCTTCTTATGCAGAGAATGAAACAAGGGAAGAAGTAGTAGAAGGTTATGAGTATGGTGCAGGAGATATTATTATAGATGCTACTATAGATGGCACACTTGGTGCATCAGTAGGTTCTTTCTTTGGGTTTCTTGATAATAAATCTAACAATAGGGCCATTGACCTTATGTACGATAGTGTAAAGGATGGAGAAAACACAAGAAAGATAGCATTAGAAGCAGCAAATAAAACTATTTCAAAAGCTAAACCTGATTTGTTATCCGAGTCTATTGATGATATAGTTCAAGTAGCATCACTATTTAAAGCTAAAGAACAAGGGGTTAAGCTAGAGAAACTAGATGAAGATTTAGTTGCACTAGGTGATGGTCTAAGAAGCCTTGTCCTTTCATCTGAAATTAATCAAGAGCTAACAACATCATTAAGTTTAGATACTATTAAAGGTGTAGTGGGTGCATCTCTTGATATTAAAAAATCATTAAAGATGAAACCCGGAGAAAGAATTTCTACTGTATTAGCTAGAGCTATTGCTGATGGTAAGATAGATACTCCAGCCCTTGAAACAATTAAAAATAAATATAATATTAGTAATGAACAATTCTCTTATATCTTTTTGTCTGACTTGTCACGTGCTGGTAAAGTCTTGCAATCAGGGTCAGCAATAAAACAAGCATTACTAAACATGGATGTGTTATCTAAAGCTAATGTATCTAGTATTACTGATATTGAAGCAGAAGAAATATTTAAAACTGCTGGTGGAAAAGTAGCAGGTACTCCTAAGAAACCTAACATAGGAACTAAAATTGTTGAAGGGGCTGTCGAGGGTGCTAGACAAGCAGACTCTTTACGTATTGCCTTTATGACCTCACAGTTAGGTACTACTGCTGCTAATGTAGGCACAGGTGTTTTTAATTTAACAGTAGATATCTCTGATCAATTCTGGAAAAATGTACTTAGAAGTACTGTCGGGGAAACTATGGCTGATGGCTCTGTAAGGAGAGGTTGGGTTAAAGGCACAACATCTATTCTAGGTGGTATGTCTTTTAGTAAGGCAGAGTCTATAGCTTTAAAAGGTTTATTACAAGAGGAAGCACCACTAGCATTTCGTGATTTGTTTTATGAAACAACTAGATCAATGGACTTTGCTAATGCATCAAGTACTTTACCTAAAATAGGTAAGTTTTTTAACACGTTAAATATTGCAACTGATTCTGTATTTAAAGAAGCAGCACTGTATGGTTCTTTAGATCGTAAGCTAAGGGAACAAGGTAGTAGTCTAGGAGAGTTTTTAACTGCACGAAAAGATAATGGTGCACCTATGAGACTAGAAGATTTACCTGAAGATACATTAGCCTTTGCAATAAACGAAGCTAAACGATTTACTTTCCAAAAAGATTTTAAGAAAGACACTTCTTTGTTTGGTGCTGGTGCAAGGAACTTGCAAAAGCTACACCATAAATACCCCTTCCTTATTTCTGTTGGACTAGACACACCCTTTCCACGATACATAGCAAATCATTTAGAGTATGCTAATGACTATAGCTTTATAGGTACTGCAACAGGTGGTATGAAAAAGCTTGATGAAATGATAGGGGGTTTTAATAACCCTGACTATGAGGGTATAGGTGGAGACAAGTCAAAGCTCTTTGGTGGTGATCCTTTTAAAACAAACTTAGATCGTGGTGCAAGGCAGCTTACAGGTGCTATGATGGTCATGGGTGCTACTGCTTATGCAGCAGAAAAAGAAGGTATGATTGACTTTGATAGACTAGTTTCAGATGATGGAGGTGAGACTGATCTTAGTCGTATGGCTGGGCCTTTTGCTATCAATCTTCTAACAGGTGATCTAATATATAGATACATGGCTGGACTACCTTTAAATTCTAAAGCTTCTCTTGATACAGTTAGAGAAATATTAGGCGGTGTACCTGATTTAAGTAAAGGTGCTTTTACTTTTGAATTTGAATTGATAAAAAATATTAGTGACTCCTATAAACAAGGAGAAATGTCTGAAGGTTTAGAAAAACAATTAGGTAATATAGTTGCTACCTTTAGCTACCCACAAACATTTGCAAAAGATATCTATGGTCAGTTTGAATTTAAAGCAGCAGGTAGTCCTTACACAAGAGATTTAATGTTAGAAGGTGAAGAAGGTGGTGTATCAAACTATGGAGAAAGAAACTATTTAGAAGATATAATAGGAAGTAACGTATTTAAAAACCAAGCCTCAAGATTTTTAATAGACTTACCTATCTTTAGTTATACACCTTCTTATTCAAGAGGAGAGAAAAAAGGATTTGATTTTAAAAGGTGGACACCCTTTAATGAAAACCCTGTAGGTTCTTGGAACCCAATAACTAAATCTTTTGGTGCAGTACAAGAACCACCAAGTTCTACTATACAAAAAGAAATGACATTGTTAGGTCTTAAAGGTTGGAAAACTTATAGAAGAAATAAAAAAGATGTAAACCCAATGGTTGCTTATCTTGCAGAGTATACAATGTCTCAAACTATGTCACCTAAATGGGATGTATGGAAAAGAAGTTTTGATCTAAGTACAACAATGCCTATTTACCCACCGGGTACTACGTATGATAGCCTTGGGGATAATTACGAAAATAAAAGATTACTCTTAGAAGGTTTTATTGAAAGTCAAATTGCAATCAATGTTGATGCTGCAAGATCAAGACTTGATAAAGTTTCATCAGACCCAAAGACACGTAATAAATATGCTGGGTATATTAGAAATATATATGCTTTAAAGAAACATGAATTTCAAGCAGATGGTAAAGACTTAGATCAAGTGCTTAGAGCTTTCCCTGAAAAGTTTAAAGGTTTTGATAATGCTAAAGACTATATAGAAAATTCTGGTAGTGTTGCAGAAGAACTAAATAGGCGTCAACAAATTCTAGACTATGTAACTAAGTATGTTCTTGATAGTGATCTTGGCCTCAAGAAAGAAGCCAAGAAATTTTAATAGTCCTCTAACATAAAGTCTGCCCACTCATATGCAGTACGTCTTACCTCAGACATATTTAAAGCCCCTCTACTATTAGCTAGTATACCAGCAAGTGCTTGACCTGCTAGATACCTGCGTGTAGTAAGGGGCTTTAATGTTTTAGAGTTAGTCTTTTTTGCCTTGTACTTTTTTGCCTCGTTCTCTAGTTCTTTGCTCATAATCTTTTACTTTTTTTAGATTAGAGAAGTATGCAGTATTAAACCCATACTCCCAACTCCTATTGTTGTTACTGTTTACTGCGTAAGGATTACCCAGTTTACCAACTCTAAAGGATTTTTGTCCTTCATCATAGGGATTCATTGTCACTCTCCTCTGGCGGTTCACTCTCATACTCTTGAATTAACCTGTCTAAATACCAACGTGCTTTCTTTAAGTCTTGTAACCCATTCTTGTAGGGCCATCTCCAAAGATACTTAAAAGCATTCTGCCAACAGTATGCTTCATGTGCTGATACATTTAACACACCATCTGCCATAGCTCTCATAGCATCAATACACTCAAGACCTGATTGATTGTAGTGTTCAGGGCGGTCAACAGGATCAAAGGGGTCTGTTATTTTAGGTAATGTCCACTTAGTCATAGTATTACTAACTCCGCATTAGTGTAAGGAATGTGAAAGAACTTCTCACCTTTCCTAATATATTTTCCCTTAGCTTCTGCTAGGCTTTCTTCAGTAAGACAAGTGTCTTTTATTCTCCATGCTTGCTTCATGTCCTTTCTAAACACATAAAAATTTAACACTCCATTCTGTTCTGCATACATTTTAACAAGACGTTTCTTTCGTTCTGGTATTCTAATCTCAGCCCAATGTGAGGGCCAATCATTAGTCCAAGCTACCTTTACTTCTGCCTCGTTGTAGTAAGTAATACCATCTTTTTCTGAGACTACATCAGCATTGTAATCTTCTTTGTCACTTAAGATAGTGTGACCATTATTACTAAGAAACTTTATTAGTTTTTCCTTTGCTGCGTTGTCATAAGTTTCATATAGTTTCTTACTGAAAGGTCGTTTAATCATGTCGATTCCTTACTTAGTTACAGGGTAACAATATCATTGCATAAAGTTCATGTCAATACCTATGTTCCTTTATCTACGTTAAAAGGGAAGGAAGTACATTGACTAATTGCTTCTGCACTTTCGTTTGGTCTTGAATTGTAAAGCCTTAGCATATCTGCCTCTCTCCATTTTTGACAAGACTCTTCACTTATAAAGGCTGTATTTGGTGAAAATACTATAAAAGTTTTTTCACTTGTTGTTGGTTCTATCATCATCATTACTACTGTATAAACCCATACCATTTTGTGATATCCTTTCTAGGTTATGTCTACCATTTCACATACATCACCAGTACATGCCATAGTCTGCATACCACTAGTGTTATCTGTCTGCTCGTAAGTAGATAGTTTAGTCCAATCAATTTTAATAGGTGATTTATCTACCATATCATAGAAATTTTCTTTTGTGCATTCTTGATATGGTGCTTGCTGATAAGTGTGTTCATTAAAAGGTAGGAAAGATACACCAGACATTTCATCAAAGTGTTTAAATACAAAGGCTCCTACCTCTAACCATTCATCTGCCTTTACATTAATAGTTACACTAGGCTTATGCTCACACCAATGACGTTGATATACCAGCCACATTTCTAGCTGTTGTATTGCTGTCATGTCAGCCGTATGTACTGCACCAATAGGTGACTGCATAGGAAAGCTAAACACTGTAGTAGCATCAGGCTTCATTACATCAGGCTCACTAGGAATACCTTGATCAATCATAAACTGTGTTAGTGGGTCTTTATTATCTCCACGCACAGTACGGATATAATAGGGACTGTGACGAGCATGAATCCCAGAAGATGAGTCAACCAGTTGGGAAACTGTTCCACTTGGCTTGTTGCAAGTAATAGCAGTGCTATGAGGGATACCAAGACGGTCAGCCCACTCAGCATTAGTAGAAATAGCCACATTTTTTAGATGCTCCAATGTTTTAGACAGCCCTTTGTTTTCTAGGGTCATTAGTTTGTTATCCATTACCCCTGTGAGTGACACACCAAGCAGACGTTCTGCTTCTGTATTGGTGTTCCACACTTTTCGCAAGTATGGGAAGTGTGTGTATGTAGATTGTATTGTTCCAAGTACAGTTGCAAGACGGACTTTTCTTGCAAGGTCTTCCAGACTATCGTTAGCACGGATGACAACTTCCGTAAGGTTACAGAACTGATTTGGCCTAAGAATGATTTCCGAACATGGGTTTGTTCCAAACTCGTAGCAAGTCTCCCGTCTTCCATTTTTGGATGCTTGTTTAACCGAAGCCTCTCTATTAAATATACCACGTTCACCACTCCCACTTTCCATAAGGGCTGTCCACTCACGCATAAATGCCATACTATCAGGTTTTTCTGTATAAGAAACTGAGTTATTAGCTAAGGCTCTATGCCCTGCGTTCTCCCACCAGTTACCTGACTTGGCATGACGCATACGATCATCAGATAGATTAGATAAACTAATCATAGCACTGCGTCTGACACCACCTACCACTACTACCTCACCAATCTTACACATAAGATCATGACACTCTAGGCTAGATAACTTACGTCCTTCTGCTTGTCGAAAGGTAGTAACAGCAAAGTTAAACAAATCAATCAATGGTGCTGGGCCTGATGCCCTACCACCAAATGTCTTTAGTCTTGCACCTGCTGGCCTGACTTTAGATACATCCCACTTAGGGATTTCACCAGCCCATAGGAGTGCCAATACTTGTCTAAGACCTTTAGCCCATCCTTCCTTGCTATCCTTGATGACAACAGTCGTTTCAGACTCGAAAAGACTAGGAACATCAGGGAGTTTAGTGATGAACTGTCTCTCAACACTGAAACCAACCCCCGTCCCGCAAAGGAGGATGAACATAGCCTCATCGAAAGACTTAGGATCATCTACGGGTAGGTAGCTACAATTGTACATGCAAGTGTTGTCACGATCTGCAGCCTTACCTGCAGTCATCATTGACCTCATACTAGGCATTACCTCAAGGCTAAGTATAGCATCCCGCATTTCATCTAGGTCAACAGGCTTAAGCCACTTTTTAGCTATGTTTTGCAGGTATCGTTCTACTGTTTCTCCCCATGTTTCTCTACGTCCTTCATCATCTAACCATCTGGCATAACGACTAGTAGCAATAAAAGTTTGATAGTCTGTTGGTAAATAATTACTATTCATCGGTTGTCTCCACTCCCCTTAAGAGTTCCTCTGGCTTCTCTACCATTTAACTTCATCATATTCTCTAAGATAGTCACCCCTAAGTTTGCATTGTAATAGTTAGATAAAGCTGTAGCATAGAACACTACGTCACCCAGTTCTTTTACAATGTCGTTAGGAGTAATCTCAGTCTTGTCCCGCATACTCTTCTTAATCTTCTCGGCTACTTCTCCTGCCTCCCCCATAAGACCTAAAGCATTTTCCATCAATCGGTCTTTACCCTCAGTAATGATCTTGTCTTCCACCCACTTGCTGTAGTCATCAAAGTTCTGCATGTCTTCTTTACTTATCATATTTATTTACCTCGCATTCAAGTATGCTGATATCATCTATATCATACATAGCATTTAGTGTTAGCTCTTTTAAAATTTCAGAGTGGTTGTCAATGCCTACCTCTAAGAAGTTTGCATTCTTGTCTACTTTTATTTTAAGTGAAAGCTCATACTCCATAGTGAAAGCCCCTAGTTATACTCATAGTACTTACGTTGTCAAGCATCAACATTTATTTCAATCGGCTCAAGAAATTTTTGAAAGTGCTTGACCCATTCATACGCATCATCAAAGTTATCAAAGTAATACTCACCATGTTCTATCTTCCCATCTATTTCTATCTTGCAAAGGTTACAGTAAAGAAGTTCACCACCTTCATCTACACCCATCGGGCCTTCTATAACCCCCCATACTTTTACTTTCTTAACAGGATAGTCTGAATTAATTGTCATCTTTCTTTGATCCTTTTAACAGTTCTAAATAGTGATCTAGCTCTGATACAACTAACCAAGGTTGCCTGTCTGACCTATAGAAAACTACTGGTGGTCCTTTGTCATGGTTAGTTGCTTGATCCATCCAAGTGTATACAGTTTTTAAGCCTGTCTTTCTACGTTTAACTTCAATAGATATTGGTATAGACTTCTGTGCTAAGGGTGATAGCTGTATATCAGCACCAGTATCACCCATAACTGTAGACTTAACATCATCAGGTTCAAGATGGTTAAAGGTTTTAAGTAAGGCATCCCTGATTTCTTGCTGGCCTAACCTACCTTTTGCTTTAGCTGCCCTAGTCATAGCTAGTTATATCCATGATGGTTTCTCCATTACAGTGTAGTCACCCCAACCTGTATCATAACACCAAGCTTCATCTGCTTTTGCAATAACAGCTAAAGTTTTATGTAGCTCTGCAGTAGCCCAAGCCATAACCTCTGGCCCCATTAAGTGTAAATGGGAAAGATAAGGGCTTGCTTTTTCACAAGCAATAAATGCAAAGTCAGTTATGTCATAACCTGCAAGCTGGCAAGTATAAACATAGTGTGCACCTTGCAAAAAGTAACCATACTTTACACACTCATTTAAGAAACCTTTGGGACTAGCATCTTGTGTAGTCTTAACATCATACACAGTTTTGTTAGACTCAAGCATTAGATCAGGTCTAGCCTTTAACATTAGTTTTGATACAGGGTCTTCTACAAAAATGCTAATTTCATTTAACCTGTCAGGATTAGTTAAAATTTTAGAGCATACGGGGTTGTCTAATGCACCTTTAGTAATACGACTAGCTACATTAAATTCTACCTCAGTCAGTAGTACTTGGTCCTCAGTCAAGGCTTCTTTCATAGTTTTAAAAGAGCTACTTGTTTTAGTCTTTGGCCCTTTAATTACTAAGTTCTTTTCCCCTTCTAACAAGTTTGCATGAACAGCATTACCCATTGCAAATGCTGCTGATTGGACAGTCTTCTGTCCTTTCCAGTGAGCCAAAGACTTTTTATACACTGTCTTAACAGCACTAGAAGATATACCATCCATTGAATGGTACTCTTTGTTAGACATGTTTGCTATCTTTTTCACTATATTTCTCATTACAACTCCTAAGTAAAGTGTGGTGCAGATAAAAAGTAATACCCACACCACTAAGTTTTATATTAGAAAGGAATTTCATCCACCATTTCTTCTACTTTTTGAGGTGGTGGTGATGTATTCTCACCTACTACATTTGCTGTAAAGGGGTCTGGACCTGACCCACCACCTTGCGGATCATAGCCTACAGCTTTAAGTACCTTTACCCTTTCTAATCTGGTAGTGGTAGTACCATACTTGGTATTTTTATAAACGTCTAACTCAACTAAAACCTCTGAGCCATTGCCGATAGCACCATCAGACTCAAAAGACCAAGGTGTACCATCAGCTTTGTAAACTTTGGGTGCACCACCATCCCAATCATAAGCTGTTTCAAACTTACGAGTAAGCTTTACTGCTGTACCCCTCCCTTCAGGATCAGCTTTACCACGACTCATACAACCTGAGTCAGTAAGCTTTTGCATATTTTCCTGATCAAGGATCATCTCAATGGTACACCGTCCGTTGGTGTCATGATAAGCACCCTGATAACCATCAAGGTCACGGTTATCTTCAAATACTTTTGCCCACTGAGCTAGTCCTGTTACTGTAATTTTTGCCATATCGACAACTCCTTTAAAGTTTAGATGTTAATAGTAGCATGTATTAAAAAGCACATGCAAGACTTTTTTAGTGTATTTCAGAATATTTATTTCCGAATTGTACATCAATACCAAGTTCTACATTTAGTTTTAACTCCTTATTTAGTTTATCCATAGCAGCAATTAGTGTTGCCTTGTGTTTATCTTCATCGCCTTTCTTAACTATATTAATAGACTCATCATGGAATTGTCCAATGATATTAGGTCTTGCTGATAGGTANTAGGCTAACCATTTGTCAAAGCAATAAGCACCAGTGCTTTGATTAAGTGTAGAGAACACATCCTTTTCATACCTAAGTGTGTGCCAAAACTTACTGACAGGATTTTGTATCCACATTTGTCCTGCAACAGTCTTAACTTTCTTTAGATTGTCACTAGAGAATTGTGCAACAGACCAGTTTCTTTGCCAATAGGCATCAAGAAGTTTCTTTGCTTCTGGTACTGTCATACCTGTCTCCCTAGATAACTTAGCTGCTCCTACACCGTAGGTAGCAGAGTAGTTGACTACCTTGTAATTCTTACGAAGAGACTTAAGGTCTATCTTACCTGCTTGATGCTGATCAATTTGATTCTGTGTTACAGCACCAGCATGTTTAGCTAGGTCAAGGTGTGGATCAAAGCCCTTCTTGCGACATTTCTTCTACATAAGCAGGATCATATGGTTTCATATAGTGTCTCTTAGTTGTATCTTCAAGAGAGGTCATGTCAGCACCACACAATACATAGTCTTCTTTAGGTGAGATAAGGCATCCTCTTATTTCTTTACCCCAAGGCTTATCAATTCCCGGAAGATTTACCAAAGGCTTTCTGTGTTTAAACCTAAGTGTATTAGTAAGACCTTCAATACCTGCTTGTACATACCCATCTACTTCACATTCTAAAAACCCTTTAAAGATACCTAGCCTGTGTTGTATTACTGTCAAGCCATCAAGTACTTTTACATGAGGGTTGTTGCTAATAAGCAACTTAACTGACTGAGTTAGCTGACCGTTCTTACGTACTTGAGGAACCTTTCTGTCTTCTTTGTAGTCATAAGTACAGGGCTTCCAACCTAATGAAAACAACCAAGACTTAACCTGATCACTAGACTTTGGGTTGGGTTCTTCTACACCTTTTACTATCTCTATTTCACCGATATAGTCAGAGGGATGCATGTGTTCTAGAAGTAAAGCATTCCATTCTAATCCTTGTTTAGATAAAGAACCATCTTTCTTGTACATTACTTTAGGTTTTGTTTTCTTTCTAAACAAAGTACGCATAGGCATTACTGTTTTTAGTTCATCTATCTTTTCTTTCTGTTGTAGTTCTAGTTTATCTACACAATCTTGTGCAAGATCATGGTCAAGCTTCCATCCAAAGTACTCAGCAGTAAAGGCACACTTCATTTTAAATGATAAGTAATTAAGATACTTATCTAATGTGTCTCTGCATTTATAAACCATCATAAATCTTTGGATAAGATTAGTCCAAAGCTTCCAGTTTATTTTAACATCTTCCTTACATCTATGTATATACACTTGTATATCTTGATCTGACCAATCAGTTACAACAGGTTTANGNATACCAAACTCTTCTCCAAAAGACTCTAGCCCATGNTTAGGTCTNTCAGTATTAATAACCCAAGACATTGCAAGAGTATCATACAGTTTTGCTTTGATCTTAATACCNAATAACTTATTAAGTAGTGGTACATCATAACGTGTTATGTTATGACCTATCAAAACCTTTTGGNTAAGCAGTATGTTCCTCATTGCATTATAGTCACATGTTGATACAAATGTTTTACCATCTGTAGTATAAGACATACAGTGTATCTTAGTGGCATCTTTAAATAAGCCATTAGCTTCTATATCAAAGACTATCATCACATCATCCCTCTAAAAATGTATCCTCTCTTAAGATAGTAGTAACAGGATCGTAGTATACTGAACCAGCATTACCTAGTTTAGCAAAGGGTCTGTTCTTATCTACGATAAAGTTAGTAGTGTTCTGTTCTACTTCATCTTCACTCTCTGCATTACGTTCTATCTTAATACAGATGATTGCTTCCTCTTCCAATGATGCAGCATATTTAGTACGTCCATCATCATTAACCTGTGATATAAATATCACACCTATGTTTAGTTCCTTAGCAAGCTGTGCCATACGTGATCCTAATGTAGTTAGTGTGCTAGTAGCACCATCAACACCAGAGTTAGATAGGTAGGCTAGACGTTGTACATGGTCAACAAATACATAGTCTGCACCATAAGATGATACTGCTAACCTAGTGTAGTCTAATAGCTTGAGAGGATCATCATGACTCATCATCTCAAAGATGATTGTTCTGTTGTTATCAGCATCAGCAATAGACTTAGCTGCTTCCTCTACCTGATCAAGGCTAACACCATTGTTATCTGCATCTTCTTTTGTTCTGACATTAGTCCCTAGCTGGTAGGTAGCCATAGCACGTAGTGTGGTAGACTTCATCTCTTCCATGTGTAGTAGAGCTATCTTAATCTCAGGGTCTTTAAGCAACCCTGTCTCAAAGTATCTGATTACTTCTGTCTTGCCTGTACCACGTGGTGCTTTAAGGAATGTAAGCCCACCCCTAACCATGCCACGTATCTTTTCATCAAGGCCAGTATGACCAGTAGATACATACTCGTAAGGACTTTCATTACGTAGTGCATTAGTAAAGTCATCAGCAGAACAAAAGAAGTTCTCAGGTGAATACCTTTGTGGTGACTTAGCAGCCCACATAAGACTGTTAGCCTTACCATTCTCAAGAAACTCATTAGCATCTTTGAACTCTGTCATAGGTACAAAGTAAAACTTTTCAGGGAATGCTTGATATAGTTTGTTAGCTGCTCTGCGTCCGGGATCATCAAGCTCACCAGCATACACAACTTCTTTGAATGAAGATAGATATTTCATGTTGTGCTTGATAAACTTCTCACCAATAGAGGATGAAGGCAAAGACTTAACAGGAAAGGTCTTACCTAGTATCTGATACAGACTAGCAGCATCAAACTCACCTTCAGTAATGTAGATACGTTTACCTGTACCAGCATTAAACTCTGGCCCAAACAAATGATTCATACCTACACCACGATCCTTGATCCATGATTTAGATTTGTCATTACACATACGATACTTAGTAGTATGTGGATACTTGAATGCATACCGTACCTCTTCACCCTTTGGGCCTGTCTGTATCTGTATACCATACAGCTTACATACATCAGGGTCTATGCTTCTAATGTCAGTATACTTCACACCTTGAACAGGTATGCTTTGTGGTTGTCGTTTATCTTCCAAAGGGTATTCCTCCTTGGCCCATCCAAAAGTGACAGGCATGTTTTTCATCGGGTAAGAATTGTGACAACTGAAACAATACCCAACACCCTCAGTATTCCAACTAAAGGCATCAGATGATGCACAGTCCTCATATGGGCAGGGTAGGTGAGATGTTTCAGTCATTTCTGTAGTGACTCCCATGAGATAGGAAATAAGTAATTCATTTCCTCAGATATAGTATTTGCTACTATCCTTGTTTCTAGTTGTGTATCTTCTTTACACCTAAGTTTACACATATCTGAGAAGGCGTCAAGACTACCTGACCAATACCATTCAGTCATGGTGCTTTGTGGCAACACCATACGTGCTTGTTCTGGACAGATACCACTAGACAATAGGTCTTGGTAAGCTGCTAGGCAATAGCCTTGAACCTTTAAAGCACCAACAGGTACGGACTCTACAGCACCAGCACTGCCTTGCTTTTTATCGTCAGCCCTACCTCGCCATTGATCAGGCATAAAGAACTCAGGGTCATCATCTACATACCTACGACTAATCTCATTCCATCGTAGGAACTTATGTTTGACTAGCTGTCTAGCTACAAAGATAGGAGCCTTAATATGAAAGGATGCAAAGGCATGACCAAAGGGTGACATATGTTTATGCTTGGCTAGGTATTTGATT